GTTTGCCGATACTGTGACGGCGGGCCTAAGTATCGAGCTGTTGGAGTCGTCGAACACGTACGCGGGCGCTATCGCGGCCGGGTAGCGCATGGGCGCTATCGTGAGGTGCCCGCGCTCCGTGACGTCTAGGCGGTGGCCGCTCTTCGCGAGCACGCCGGACAAAAACGAGTTCCACGTGTCGTCGTCGTCTGCCACGTACGGCTCCGCGATGGCGATTCCCTCGCCGCTCGCGGCCGGTTCCACAGGCGCCCGGCAGTGGACCGAGGCGAGCGTCACGCACCTCTGCGCCGTGTTGCCGCTGCCTATCGGGTAGCCGATCGGCGGGCTGTCGTCTGCGAGCTCCTTGAGCGGCGAGTAGCCCGTCACGGACGAGCTGCCGCGCATGCCGCTGAAGCTCCAGTCGGTCGCGAGCATGAGAAACGTGCCGAGCGCGAAGCGCTCTGATATGCGGTCCTGCTCGGTAACGAGGTACACGCGGATGTACACCTCGTCCTCCCACTCCCACGTGCTCATGGACAGGTCCACCGTCGCGTTGGACAGCAACTCGTCGTCGAGGTCGCGCGTGATGGTGCACGCGGTCACCTCGTCGATCCTGGCGACGTCGCCCCAGGACAGGGGGTCCACCTTCCAGTACTCGTAGGTGCGGCGCATCGATCGTTTCCAGTCGGGCACTTTCATCACCACCTTGCCTGGTTGGCGATGAAGTAGGCGTACGTCACCTCTAGCGAGCGGCCGACCCGCAACGCGACCGGCAGCGAACCGTGCCATACGGTCCTGTACGGGAACATTGCGCATATGTACGTCATGTTGTCCTCGGATGCCGCTATCGACGTGGGTGACCCCGAGCCAAAGGTCTTCGCCTTCGCTCTGACGAGCTCCCCGTCCGAGCCGACCTCCGGAATGTGGCTGATGTTGAAGTAGACCTTTGCGTAGTCGGTAGAATCGCCAGTGCTGTCGTCGAGCACGCTCACGGTTTCGACTTCAACGATGCGGCACCACTCGTGCGCTTCTTGCTCGATGTCGATGGCCGTCGACTCGTTCTCGTGGTCGACCTCGGTCGCGTCGACGGACAGCGAGACGGTCTCCGTCTTCGAGTCCATCGACAGGCCGCATCGGACGCTTGCCCAGAACCCCATGCCCCTCGGCTCGCGGATGTAGACGTCCCCACGGTACGCGAGGAGCTGCCTGCAAAGGGCGAGCGTCGCGGTGTCGTCGCGCGGGAAGTCGAGCGAGTAGCGTGCCGTGTGGCCGAGCTGCGTGCCGTAGTACGCGACCGGGTGCTTCCGCCCGATGAACTCGGCGTGTTCCCTCTCGACCTCGCCGGACTCGCTGAGCTGCATGTTGTACAGCCCGTCGATGCGGGTTCCGGACAGCCCGTAGTACAGGTTGTCCTCGTCATCGCCGTTGTTGTTGATGACCCACTCCTCGTCCCACTGGATGACGCAGGTGGAATGGGACGAGTTGGCGTACATGTCGTCGTACGACACGGCGCCGGTCTCGGTGTCCCTCGCGACCACGCGGTACGTGCACGTGCCGAAGTTGGCGTGCGGGTCGGCTATCGTCGTCGCCTCGTCGTTCTGTATGCCGTCCAGCAGCAGCGTGAGCGAGCCGTTCGCCTCCATCCTGTACACCGCGAGCTCGATGTTTTCCTGCAACTCGTCGGTCGGGTCGCCGTTCTCGTCCTCGGCGTAGCATGCTGGCTCGATGTAGGCCGTGAGCAGCTCGGGATCGAACCAGACGCCCGCGCTCGGGTCCGGTATCTCGGTGACGTCGATGTAGACGCGCTGGTTGGCCGACGTGCTTGCTCGCAGGCCGCTCTCCATCGCCGCGTCGACGATGAACCTGTAGTCCACGCCGCTGACCAGGTCCACGTCGCCGGGGCCTAGGACGGCGGTCACCATGTTGGCCTGGCTCCTGTTCACGGGATAGTACGTTTGCGAGAACACCGTCTCACCCGCTGGCGTTAATTGCGTGTCGCCGTATATGTCGATGACCTCGACCTCCTGCAAAGGCGCGATGGTCAGCGTGTAGGCGGCCGGGGCATCGGCTTCGAGCGACCCACCGTTCCCGGCCTCCATGACGATTTCGAGCGGCCACGACGTCATATCCCCGACGATTGGCTCGCCGTTCGACTCGAACGAGACGGACGCCGTCGGCTGGAGGTACACCTTGAAGCTGCGGCTCTCCGACCTCGGCGAGTAGGAGCTGTGGACGCCCTTGGTCTCGACGTTCCATGTCAGGGTGGTGCCTGACGCCTGCGCGAGCGCGGAGAACGAGCTGCTGCCGGTGTTGAGGTCGTAGTGGTCCGCGTCGTTCGACACCGAGAACATCATCGGCTGCCCCGACCCGATGCTCACGTACACCTTCGCGGCGGTCTGGTCGGACTCGTCCTCGCTGTTGTGGGTCCACCTTAGCCTGACGGTCTGACCGTAGATGTACGACGGGTCGGTGTCGTATACGGTCGGCGCGTCGGGCCGCGTGGCGAGAACGGTGTTGAGGACCGAGCTCCACGCACCCTCGCCCGTCTCGTTGACGGCGCGGACGCGGAAGTAGTACTTGTGGCCCGACTCGACGTTGACGGCGTCGAACGTGGTGCCGTGGATGTCGTCGACGCTGCTCACCATGCTCGGGTTCGTGTTGAAGTAGGACGACGAGTCGGCGACGTACTCGACCTCGTAGGTCGCCGCGCCGTCTGCGGAGCTCCAGGTGAATCGCGCGGAAGTGGACGAGAGGGCGCTCGCCTTGTTCGCCTTCGGGGTCGCGGGTATCGACTTGCCGTTGACTTTCTCGCTCCAGTTCGAGTCAGCTTTGCGGTTTGCCGTGCTGCCGCCCGTCTTCGGGTGAATCCTCGCCCTGAACTTGTACGTCTTGCCAGGCGGCACCTTATTTTTGTCCTTGAAGTGGAGTACCGCCTCGCCCTCGCATTTGCGCTTGTTGACGCAAAGGCTCGCAAGGCGCTTGCTGCCGTCGTAGACCTCGACGTCGCACGTCCCGCAGTCGCTCTCTGAGCTGGTAACCGTCACCTTGGCGTAGGTTCCGTCCATGTCGACGGTGATCGACGGCGCGTCCATCTTGATGCTGAACGCGAGTGTGACGACTCCCGTCCAATTGGCTGTAAAGTACTTTTTCTCGACTTCCTTCTTGTTCTCGGTCACCGTGTAGGTGCCGGAAACAGGTCGAATCTTGCAACGCACCTTGAGCGCGTCTTCCGGTGCCGAGTACTCGATGCGGAAGGTCTTCGAGCTGGCGTTGCCGACCCTCGCGGCCTCCTTTTCAGCCGTGCCGTGCGAGGACGGTATCCACTTGCTGCCGCGCAGGTATTCCCATGCGTATTCGAAACCCGTCGCTTGTGGGGCGTCCTTGAACGTCCACGACAACAGGGCCGTTTTCTCCGAACCCGGCTTGAGCGATATGGTTAGGTTTGTCACTTTGCCTTTCGCCATGTCTACCTACCTGCCTCGACCTTGAGCGCCTTCGCGAGCGCCTGGAGCGCGATGGCGCCGTCGCTGCCCTCTACGAGCGACACGCCGTTTATCGAATAGTGGTTGTGCACGACGGAGGTGGACCCAGCCGCACCTGGCATCTCGGCGGCCACCGCACGTGCGAACGGGCGGACGTATCGGCGGTTGGACAGCGGCACGATGGCCCTCTGCCGCCCCATCTTGAGGTAGGCTTCCGTGCCCGCCTCGCCGATGATGCCGTCAGGCGTCATAATCGCGCGCGTCGCGACGCTGAAGCCGCCTGCCGCGTGCATCGGGACGGAGATGCCGCCAGCGGCGTTCATCGGGATTGAGATTCCGCCGGACGCCTTTTCTACTTTTTGCGTGCCTAAATCGAGAGTTTGCTTTTCTAGTATCTGCTTTGTCCTGATGGTGACTGTTGACGATTGCCCGTCTAAGCTTGTGAGCTGTGCGCCTACTGAGGAAATGACGCTGCTCGCCTGGTCATCAACCTTGATGGTAGGAGACGGATTTTTGTCTGCAACTTCGTCAAGCATTCCCTTGAGCCCGTTGACCTTCTTCCCCTCGACAATTACTGAACCGTCGTCCTCGACGGTAAACGTCTTTCCGTCGATCGTCATGTTTTCAAGGTCGATAACATGGCCCTTAACCTCAACGGCATTGTCGGTAATTGCGACGTCTTTCGGCGAGATGTTCAGGTTGTCGATTGTGTTCACAGCCTGTGCCACGAGGTCAAGCCTACCGCCCGCCTCCCTGTAAAGGCGCGAAAACTGTTCGGAGCCGATGTTCGCGAGACGCTCTGCATCGATGCCAACGTCGTATAGCGCTTTGGAGAACTCGTTGAACGTGCCTTTCGCATATCCGGCGCCCTTAGCCATGGTGCGCCACGCAGACTCGCTTTCTCCGGCTGCCATCAGGGCGTCCTTATACTTCCTGGCACTGCGGGCCTCGTCTGCGAGGGCTACGGCGCTCTTTTCCGACTCGTTTGCAACAGCGGCGGTGGTTGTCGCCAGCTCGTAAGACGCATTTTCTGTCGCAACGATGGCGTCCAGCTCATCGCGATATCCTTCTATCCTTTTGTACGATGCATCAATTTGCATTTGCATGTCAGTTGGGTCTGCGTCGTACCTGTTTCCAAACTGGTCGAAGTACTCGCCGTTTTCTGACTGGTGTATCTTCGACCATTCTTGGTATTTCTTGACGAGGTCGTCGTAATAAGACTCTTCTTGAGCCAGGGCAACGTTTGTCGCAGCCTCCTGCTTCATGGCGTCTTGCGCGACTTCCATGTACGCGTTAGCCATTGTCCTCTGCTTGAACGCCTCGACATTGGCTTCAAGTGCGTCTGAGTTCTCGTTAATGCGACCTGTGTAATTGTCGACTATTCCCAAGCTCGATCCTGTAAGGTTGTTGTATTCCTTCAGGGCGGCTTTAAGCTCTTCCAATTTTGTCTTATCGCCGTCGAGCGCTCCAGCCAGGTTCAGAATCTTATCCGCGTAGAACTGGGCCATTATCGCATTGTCTTCAGCTCCGTCGAGCGTCTTTGTGTACTGGTCAGCAAGCTGCGCGTTGTTTTCGGTCACGGAATCAAACGTATCTTGTTGCTTCTTGGCAGTCTTTGCTCCGTCATTAAGGCTTTTCGCAAACTCGCCCTGCCCGAGCTTTGCGGCATCGGTGCTGTTCTTGAGGTTGTCGACGACTTTTCGAAGCTCTTCCGTCGACTTCCTGTAGTTGTCGTTCTTCTTCCACGCGTCGTAAATAGCCATGCCGACTTGTTCTATCGCAAATCCAGCAGCGGCCATGGCTCCCATCTGCCCGACGCCGTTCATGAGGTTCAAAAAACCAGCGCCAGCCCGAGTGCCGACGTTTTTTATCCTTTGTACTGCCTGTTCGCGCTCGGCAACCTTGAGTTTTTTCGCGGCTGATTGCTGCTGTTCCCTGATGGCCTTGCTCTCTTTGCCCGTTGCAATAATGTGCTTCTCTTGCGCAACGTTCATGCCAATCATGGATTTTCGAGCCTCGTCGAGTTTTTTCGTGGTTCCTTCGAGCTTGCTTCCCATGGCCTTGTAAGCCGAAGTGACGCCCATTGCGCTCGTAAGCGCGGATCCCTCGGTCCTGGCGAGCTTGTTCTCTGCCGTCATGTACGTGCGCAGGTTCGACCTGAACGACCCGAACATGTTGCCGAAGGCGCCGATGCCCGTGAGCGTCGGGCCGAGAAGTCCACCCAGGCCGACGGCCGACGTCAGCATCGTCTGCATCGCGGGGTCGAGGTCCGTGAACCACTTGACGAGGTCTTGCGCGATGCTGGTAAGCGTCTTGAGGTGCGGCGTCAGGGACTCTGCCGCTACCGCCCCGAGCGCCTGCATGTTGTTCAGCATGATCTGGAGCGTGCCGCTGAAGCCCTGGGACTTGTTCTCGGCCTCCCGCGCGGCGTCGCCCATCGTGCCGAACTCGTCCGAGATTCCGTAGTACGCGTTCTTAGACATCCTCAAGGACTCGTCGAGCACCTTGGTCGTCTGCGTCAGGCCGTTGAGCAGCGTCCTGTCGTAGACCGAGCCGATTCCGAGCTTGTTCTGGAGCACGTCCTCGACCGAGCCGCCCTCGTCCTTGATCTGCTTGAGGCCGTTGATGAACTTCTGGAAGGTCGCCGTCGGGTCCTGGTCCCATGCCTTCGAGAACTGCTCTGCGGTCATGCCGGAAATCTCGGCGTAGGCTTGCAGGCTGTCCTGCGCGGCCTCGAACTCGGCGATGTCCTCCTCGGTGACGTCCTCCAGGTTGTACATGCCCTCGGACACGCCCGCCGTTGCCGTCTCGATGCGGCCCAGCACCCTCATGAGCGCGCCGCCTGCCGCGTGGGATTTCTGGCCCGTCGCGGTCGCGGCGGTCGCGATGGCGAGAATCTCGTCCGGCATCATGCCGACGATGGACGCCATGCCCGCGAAGCGCGTCGTGATGTTCGCGATGTCGGATTCGAGCGCGGGCTCGGAGTTGCCGAGGCGCACGAGCGAGTCGGCGAAGTTGTCGTAGTCGTCCGCCGAGATGTGCATGATGTTGCTCATCTTGCCGAGCCACAGCGCGATGTCCTCGGTCTCGAAGGCTTCGTCGGTAGCAATCGACAAATCGCTGACGACTTTGCTGAACTGCTCCAAGTTGTCAACCGTGACACCGAGCTGGCCGCCGATGGCCTCGATGGACAGGATTTCGTCGGCGCTCGTGTAATGCGTGTTGCCGAAGTCGATGGCCTTCTCCTTGAGCTGGACGAAGTCCTCTTCGGTGCCCTGCACCGTCTTGCGCATGTCGCGGTACGCGGCGTCCACTTCCCTGGCCGACTCGACGGCGTACATGCCGCCCATCATGACCGCCGGGTAGAGCGTCGAGTAAATCTGCATGCCCATCGAGGTGAACGCGCTCGACGAGAAGAACTTGGTCTTCTGACCGGTTTTAAGGCTCTTGTTCATAGCGGCCGTCATAGCGGTATTTGAGGCTGCTTGGCCCGCCGCCTCGTTGTACCTGACGGCTCGGTTGTATACTTGAACTTGTTCTGCCGCGTTGTTGTAGCTACGCCCGAGCTCATCGACAAGTGCACGCGTTTCACGCAATTGCGCGTTTTTTGCCCTGTACTCGTCTCCAGCAGTGAGCATTTCCTCGGCGTTGTTTGAATTCATGATTTTGAGGCGCAGCTCGGTGAGTTCGTCTCCGTACACGTTTGCCTTAGCCTTGGCTTCCGCATATGCTTCACCGAGTCGGTCCACCTCGGCGCGCGCCTGCGCCATATGCGATTCGAGCCTCTCGGCGTCCTTCGCAGCTTCGAGCACGCCAGGACTTGCAGCAAGCTCGTCCATCTCGTTGTTGAGATGTTTGGTCTCGATTTCGACGGCCTTGATTTTCGCCCTGAGCGATTCAGCGTGCGAGATCGCCGTGCTCAGGCTCGACGGGTCGCTGCGCATCGCCTCTTTGAGCAACTTCGCCTGGACGGCAGTTCGCTCGATTTCGGCGCGGGCCTCCTTGAGGGTGCCGGTCATGCTGGTGCCCTGGAACGCCTTTGCTGCGGCGTTCATCTCGCGCATCGCGGCCTTAGCCTTTGCAGTTTGCTCGATTATCTTGTTCCCAAAAGACTGGTATGCTGCAACGTCGTTGAGCTTCTTGAGCTCCGCTTCGGTAAAGCTGAATTCGCTCCGCAGCGCCTTGACGGCGTGGCGCATTTGATCGGATTCTTCTGCCGTTACAGCGCCTAAGCGTTCCATGTAGGCAATGAACCCTTGCAGCTTTTCAGTTGATAGCTCGCTCCACCCCTTTTTGAACGGATTCGGGACGTTGCTAAGTTTTTTACAAGACGCCCATGCGTCAGTGGCTTTGTTGTGGAGCCTTGCAAGCTCTTCGGTGACGCGATTGTAACGCGTCAGCATAGTGGACGCTTGCGCTGACGCATCTTTGGTGCGCTCCGACAGCTCCTTCATCTTGACGCCGCCGATTTCGACATCGCCGAGCTTCTTGAACTCGCGCTCCATCATCGCCACTTCGGCACGCGTCGTTCCGGCCTTCTCGGCAAGGAGCTTCATCTGCG